CTTATTTTATTACATTGCTTATTCACAAGCATATCAACCCTAAAAGAAAGGTGGTTTGATGGAATGTCATACTTTAAAATTGATGAAATATCAAAAGAATTGGGTTTACACAAGGACACAGTTAGAAAAAAGTGTTATGAATTAGAGATTGATACTAAAAAAATCACAAAAACAGCAAAAAACAAGTTGATTAAGGGTTTGAGAGATACAATCTCAAGAAAAGAAGATGCAAAAGAGTTTGAACAAGCGTTAAAGTCTAAAAAAGTTGATAAAAAGAACTTATTAGTTGGGAAAAGTGGTAAAGAACTAGAGATTATGCTTGATCTAGCACTAAAAGACTTTGATAACAACCAAAAGTCAATTGAAGAGTGCCAATTTGCCATTGAAGAAAAAGGAACGATTATAATTGCTAGTCATAATGGTACTGTTTCTTCAAATCCTGCTGTTAAGACTAAAACAGAGCTTTTAAAATCTCAAAGCGTTTTAAGAAAAGACATTTTGACAATTAAACAAGCATTAGAAAGCAAAGTTGACTATCAAGATGAGGACAACCCATTTGGCGATGAGTAATCCGTTCTTTTGGTTTATTGAAGATGTAGAGCAAAACCCACAAGACTATTCAAAGGAAATTCAACAACAAGTTAAACTTCAAAGGGAAATGCTTAAAAAGTTTGACTTTATTGAAAGCAAAGGTAAAAGTTGTGTAGATTGGATTGAAAAGTTTTGTTTTTTAACAGAAGGCGAAAATGCAGGGCAACCTGTAAAACTGATGTTATGGCAAAAATGGATTATCTATTCAATATTCTGCTTTTATGGAGAATTAGATGTTGAAGAGTTTGATGAAAATGGCAAATATCTAGGTATAGTCAAAAAATATGTAAGAATAGTCAACGATGTATTAATCTTAATTGCTAGTGGTAATAGTAAGACAACATTTGTTGCCTTTATTATTTTATATATTATGTATCATCAAAAAGTTTTACCTAGTCCGAAGATTTACATAGGCAGTAATGCTTATAGACAAAGTAAAGTATGTTTTGATGTAGTTAAGAAAATTATAAAGCGTAGTCCAAAATTGAAACCTAATGCAACTATCAGAAACACGATAGGCGAAATTGAAATTGAGGAAACAAACGCTAAATTAAATGCGATGTCATCAACAGGAGATAATTATGAAGGTATTATACCTGCATTATTAGTCATTGATGAAATCCACGCTATGACAACATCTACTTATGCTGATAACTTGAGAAAATCAACAAAGCGTAGTGATAAATTGATATTTGAGATAACTACTGATGGTACTGTAAGAGGTGGTTATTTAGATCAAAGAAAAGAACTAGCAAAGAATTTGCTAGAAGGAAAAACAGAAGAAAAAGATTATAGAAAGTTTTTTGCCATATTTAAGCAAGAAAATGAAGATGAAGTCTTTAACGCTTATAGAGATGGCAATATAGGAATATTGAGAAAATCAAATCCTAGTTTATCAATTGCAGTTAGTGTTGAGGAATTAAAAGACAAAATTAAAGCTATGATGAATGATAGTAGGTTAAAACCTATTACATTAACCAAAAACTTTAATATACCTCAAAATCCTATTACATCTTATTTTACAGAGATGGAATGCAGAACTAAACCGTTTAATGAGGACATATTTTATAATGCACCTGTATTTCTAGGTTTAGATATGGCATATACAAGAAACGCAGATAATGACCTTACTGCATTAACTATTTTAATGGTCAATCCGTTTACCAACGAAGAATACTCTAAAGACATCTATTTTTTACCTAAATATTGGGAAAAAGAGATTAATGATGATGGCATCAGAATAGAGCGTTTAAGTATGGTAGAAGAAAAGTCAAAGTTTGATACTAATATTCTTTATAACAAAAAAGAAAAGAAATATGGTTATCAACTTTATGCTGATAGAGGCGATGTAGTAATTGTAGATGAAAAATTAATTGATGATTTAGTTGAAGAATTTGGTGAACAAGCTAGATGTGATATAACAGGCATTACAGAAGATTTTGTAAGGTTCTATATTGCACATCTAGAACTAAAATATCAATGGTATTTATGCAAATTTGGACTTGATCCTAACAAAGCATTTAAACTTAAAGCATTTGCAGAAACTAACATTGTTTCATTAGATGGCAAAAATCCTGTTATATCTTTTAGAATGGAAGATAAAAAGAATTCAAATCCAATTATTCTTTCAACTAAAGATATCAGGAAACAAGGTAAAGTTTATAACAACAATAAACTTACAGAATTACATTTTGCTTGTACAATTGCTAAAGAAGATGCTTATGGCAACATTATTTTTACAAATCCAACACATTCACGAAAAGATGGTGTTATAAGTCATTTAGCTAGTAGAAGTGCTTATAATGTTTACACTACTAATAAAGATACAGGTTCACAAAATCTAGATAATCTTAAAAAGTGGTGGAAAGACAACGAGGAAAGATTAAATGAAATATTGGCAAGAAGCAGTGTATAAAAATCCTCGTTGGGAATATATAAGACAACAAGTGATAAAAAGAGATAGAGATATTTGCTACTTTTGTGGAAAGTTAATCCTGAAAAAGCGAACAATACATCATATTGTGGAAATTGATGAACAGAATTATAGCGATGAAAACATCGCTTTTAGTTTAGACAATTTGGTTGAATGCCACGATGAATGCCACGATATACACCACAAAAGATTTTATAAGCAAAGCATAGTTAATGATGATTTAGAAATAGACTATTCAAAAAGAAAGGAGAGAAATGAAACTTAAATTACCTTTCAAATATGAGTTAAGTTTGACAAAAAGAGGTTTTACTTTTTTAAATCCTCAATGTTTCCCTGTAAGTTATAGCACTTGGTTAGGTAGGGCATTGTTTACACCTACCACACCAATAATGGAGGAAGTGTACTCTACTATAGCTAATGAGTTTGCAAAAATTGATTTACTACACATTATTGAAAAAGATGGGGATTATAGGCGACTTAACGATGAACTCAATTACATATTGAGTGAAAGACCAAATTATTATCAAACATCGTTTGACTTTAAGTTTACGATGATGTACCAACTATTAAAATATGGAAATGCAATTGCTTTTATTCATCGTGATGAAAGAGGTAGAGCAATAAGTATTGATCCTATCAATGTTATGGATTATGAGTTTGGTGGTGGTTATCTAGTAGAAGATGATTGGATTTGGTACAAACTCAAAAATAACAAGACAAAACAAATAGAATTAATTGATTATCGAAATTTTATACATTTAAGACTTAATCCTAACAATATTTTCTTTGGAGATTTATTTGGTGGTATAACTTTCACAAAAGTTATTACAGATATTATTGATAAGAAGTTAGGTAGTGCATTAAGAGAACTAGAAGAAAACGGTAGTGTTAGAGGTGTTATCACAATTGGCAAAGCACAAAGTGGATTTGCAAACGCTACTTTACTTGATGACAAGTATAAAGTTGATAAACAACAAGAAATCATTAATCGTATTAAAGCTACAGATGGTGGCATTTTAGTTTTAGATGCAGGAGAAGAATGGCAAAGTTTGTCAAATCCTTTTGAAACTGCATCAAGTGAAGATATTGATAAATATATTCGTATGCTTCTTCAATTTAACGGTATTAATGAAAAAGTTGTAAATGGTACTGCTACAGAAGAAGAAATGGAAGTATTTTATAGCAAAACCATAGTGCCTAGAATTGAGCAATTTGTAAGTGAACTAAATTATAAAATATTTAGCAAAACATCAATTACTCAAGGGCATAGAATTGAATACTTTAGAAATCCGTTTGAGTATGTTTCTGTTGCTAAAGCAATAGATATTGCATACAAAGGTGCAATGGACACAACTACAAACGAAAGAAGAAGAATGATTTATAAACTACCACCAATTGAAAATGGCGATGTATTAATGGTTAATAGAAACTTTGAACCATTATCAATGGCAGTAGAAGATGGAGAAGTTATAACAATTAACAAAACGGAGGTTATAGAAGATGAGCAAAATAACTAGAGTTTATGATGTTGAACTTCGTTCTAAAAACGAAGAAAGCAGAGAAGTTGAAGGTTATGCAGTAGTATTTAACGCTTCAACAGATTTAGGTTGGTTTACTGAAGAGATAGATAGCAGGGCATTCGATAACACCGATATGTCTAATGTCTATCTTTTATTTAACCACGATGAAAACAATGTTTTAGCAGGAACTTTAAACAATAGTTTAAAGATGAGCATAAATGAAACAGGTTTATTTCAATCATCAGAAATCATCAACACAAGTTTAGGCGAAGATGTTTTGAAATTGGTCAAAAATGGCTTAATTAACAAAATGTCATTTGCCTTCTCTATTCGTGAAGGTGGTGAAGAGTGGGTTGAAAGAAACGGAAAAGAACATCGTATCATTCGTGATATTGACAAACTTTATGATGTTTCTTTGGTCACATACCCTGCATATGCACAAACAAGTGCTTACGCTAGATCAAATCAAGTTGACGAACTTGCAGAAGAACATAAGCGTAGAAAAGAACAAGATTTAAAAATGGAAAGGATTTTATCAAATGGAAAAAATGCTTAATTCAAAAATGGCAGAGGACAAAATCAATGAAGCATTAGAAAAAAGAAATGCAATCGTTGATGAAGTTGAAGCAAAAAAAGAAGAATTTGAAAATGCAGACACAGATAAAAGAGATGAACTTTTAGAAGAAGTAGAAGCATTAACAGAAGAAGCAAACAAAATTGAAGAAGATGTTAAAGAATTAGAAGAGCAAAAAGATAAACTTGCAGAACAAGAAGAAAGAATGTCTTTAACATCAAATCTATCAAAAGCAAAAATTGAGGAGAGGAAATCAGATATGGAAAATGTAAATGTATTAGCAACAAAAGAATACAACCAAATGTATGCAGACTTTATCAGAGGTAAAGTTGATAAAAAAGAAATGCGTTCTTATTTAGAAAGCAGAGCATTAGCTACAACTACTGAAAATGTACCAATTCCTGAAGTTATGCAAGGATTTGTAGAAACTGCTTGGTATGAATATGGTAAGTTTTCTCGTTTAGTAAGTGAAACTTTTGAACCTGCTATCTTAAAGATACCTGTAGAAGTTGAAGCTGATGGTGCAAATTGGCACGATGAATTAGGTGAAGAACCACAAGAAGAAAACATCACTTTAGGTCAAATTATCTTACAACCAAAGATGATTAAAAAGTGGATTTCATTAACAGATGAATTAATGGCAATGGCAGCTGATGATTTCTTAAGATACATCGCTGATGAATTAGTTTATAGAGTTGTTTTAGCATTAGATGAAGCAATCATCAATAGAACAGATGCACAAGGTTTAGGTGTTATCGGTATCGTTGACAACCCTAACACAGAAGTAGTAAGTGCTGAATTAAACTTCAATGCTATCAATGTTGCATTAGCAAATCTTGTTACATTTGAAGATTTAGTAATTGCTATGAACCCTGCAACATTCTTCAACAATTTTATGGGAATGGTTGATGAAGTTGGCAGACCAATTTTCAATGTTGTACAAGACAATAACTCAAGACCACAATATTATTTATCAGGTCATAGAGTAGAATTCACACAAGCATTAAAGAGTGAAGCAGATGCTTCTGAAGGTGATCCTCTATTCATCATCGGTAATTTCCGTAGAGGTTATCGTTTAAATTACCCACAAGGCAGAAATGTTATCACATTAGTTGATCCATACACTCTTGCTACTCAAGATTTAGTAAGAATGATTGGTAGATTATATGTTGCAGGTAATGTTGTAAAACCTAAACATTTTGCTCAAGTTAACAAAGCAGGTGCTTAATTATGAAAAAATGCGAGGTTCTACAAGACACAGTAATTAAGGTCTTAAAAGGTTCAACAGTAATTGTTAACGATAAAACATTTGAACTTGCAAAATCTAAATTAAAACCACTAGATATTAAGAAAGAAGTAAAGGTTCAAGAGGTAGAAACTAGAGAAGAAAAAGAAATAGAAATGCCTGAAGAACCAAAAAAAAGAAATAGAAAAAAATAAGGAGGTCTATGTATGATTGCAACAATAGACCAAATCATTAACGATGTAAAACAAGTATTACCTATTAGTGAAACTGATGCTTACGATACAGAACTGTATATTTATGTCAATGGTGCTATTAACAAGCTAAAAAGTGAAGGTGTAGAAAATGTCTTTGACTTTGATACACCTTCTTATTATGACTATCTAACTTGCGTTAGATACCAAGTTGCTTGTGATATGGATTTAGACATTGATATAGAGCGTTTAAAGGCACAATACATTACAAGGGTAAATACATTAAGATGTACATTAAATCAACAGTAGAACTAATCTATCAAGGTTTAAGCGTTGATGAAGAGGGCAACCCTATAAATGTTGAAATATCAAAAAATGTTAAGTGTAATGAAGCACAAACTTTTAGTGTTAATTACTATAACAGTCAACAAAGAAATCAACGAACATCAAGAAATCTAGTTATACCAACTTATCTAACAGAAGATATTTGCATTGATGGTTTAAGATATGAACTTATGTATTGTATCTATGAATGCAAGAAGTATCGTGTTAAGAGTGTTTTAAAAATGCGAAATACTAGACAACAAATGATGCTTGATATTGATGAGGTAAGATAATGCGTAGAAGCTATAGTCAAAAAGAGATATATGATTATCTAAAAGCAAATCCTCTAAAAGTCAATGTACACATTGGCGATCTAGAAGATATGAACGGTAAAGACTATATATTTTTAGATTTCTTAAACGATATACCTATGTTAAGAGATAACGATGCTTGTTATCAAACAGTTATACAGATTTCTGTATTAACAAAGCAGTTTAAAGATAGAAAGGTACTTGTTAGATACATCAAAAATAAGTTTTTATCAAATCCTACTTACTCTTTTAGCGATGAACACGAATATTATATGGCACAGTTTACAACAGGTATATTTTTAAATGAGCAATACGAAACTAGAGAACTTTAATAAGCTAGAAGTTAACATTGAGTTTAAAAGTATAATTGATAAGTTTGCAGATGATACTGTTAAGGGATTAAAAAACAAATCGCCTAGAGGACATCGTAGAAGCAAAACATATGCTTCAGGTTGGGAAGTCAAAACTAATAATAGACAGAACAAAAAGAAAGGAAGCATACAACTTTCTTATGGTGTAAGTGTTTGGAATGCAACAAATTATCAATTAACTCATTTATTAGAAAAAGGACACCTGATTGTAAACAAAAAAGGTGGTGTTGGTTGGGCAAGTGCTAAACCACACATTGATGTTGTTTATCAACAGATTAAACAACCATTTATAAGGGCGATGGAGAACGCTAAAACAGAAGTAGATATTAAATAGGAAAGGAATGCTATGGGAAGAATTATACACGGTAATAAGAACTTTGGTTATGCACCAATTGAGATTAATGATGACCAATATTCTTTTGGCACACCTGTTATGCTTCAAGGTATGGTATCATCTTCAAGTGAAGTTGAACAAAGCGATACATCAGTTTACGCAGATGATAAAACATACTGTAAAGTTAAAGGTGCAAAAGTTAGATCATTAGAAATTGGTTTAAGATATATTGATAGTGCATATGCAGAGTATCTTGGATTTAAAGTAAATGAAAACGGAATGATTACTGATACAGGTGTTTTCCCTAATCATTGTATTTTCTTTGAAACTGAAGAAGAAGATTGCGAAACAGGTTTATCAACTCAAACTTTACATTATTTCTATAATGTACAAGGTAGTGAACCTAACAAAGAAACTAACACTGATGAAGAGGAAGTAGAAGCACTAACATTAACAGTTAGTTATTCTGCATTAGATAGTCAATTCGTAGTAGATGATGATGGTAAATATGTACAATACGGTTATATTACAAGAACTGAAGAAAACGCAGAACTATATGACCAATTCAAAGAAAAAGTATTATTACCAACAGACAATATCACACCACCTGTACCACCAACACCAACATATGAATATGTTGAAGTTGAACCTGTAGGAGATGAAAACCCTAGTGAACAAGGTTGGTATGAATTAGTCAATGATGAATATGTTTTATCAGAAGATACAGAAGTAGTTGAAGGCAAAACATATTACGAAAGAAGAGAAGTATAAAAGGAAAGGAAAAGAGGGTGTTGATAATAACACCCTCATTTTGTGAGTAATGGCAAAAATAATTAAACATACATTTGAATTACCAAAATTAGAGGTAGTAGATGGCGAACTTGTAGAAAGTGGAACTATACAAGAAACTTATACATTCACTTTATTGCATAAAGGTATGGGTTTATTTGAAGAATTAAGTGATAAACCTTTAATGGCATATTTAATGCAATTTAAAGAAGGTATTGAAAGTGATGATCTAAACAATTTAAACGATGAAGAAAAAGCAAATGTAATTGAAAAATTATTATCAAGAAACTTTATTAATAATTTAGCTTGTGCTTCATTTACAAAAATTGAAGATAATAAGTTTCATAACAACAGAGCAACCGCAGAAGAGTTTAAGAAAACTTATGCTTATCAAAAGTTAGGAGAAGATATTGATTTCATCTTATCTCTAATTTCAATGGCGACTGAATGCTTAACTGAAAAGATGTCAAGCGTTCAAAAATCTAAAGCAAATGTAAATGCAAAAAAACAATAATCTCTTATGCCAAAATGGTAAGTATGCTAACTGTGTGCAAGATTGACTTAAATTGGGCAGAAAACCAATATTGGTCAACTTTGCTAAAGTGCATAGGAGAAGTGAATAGGTTGCATACACCTAGCAAAAAGGAAAAATTAACTGCAAAAGAAGCTAAAAATTATATTAAATAAAAAAGAAAGGGGTACTAGATGGCAGAAACAAAAGGTATTACTATTGACTTTTATGGGAATACATTAGAATTTGATAAAAGTATAGATGGTATTAATAAAGCGTTAAAACTTACTAAAAATGAACTGTCAACCCTAAATAAAGAATTAAAACTTGATCCTAGCAATGTTGACAAGATAACAGAAAAGTTTAACAAATTAAAACAACAACAATCTCTACTTGCTGAACAAGTAGATATGTACAAAAAAAGACTTGCAGAACTAGGCAACTATAATGATTTAACTAAAGAACAACAAAAAGAATTTGAAGCAATTTCAAAAGCGTTAGGTAGTTGCGAAGTTGAACTTGCAAAAGTAAATCAACAACTTGCAAGTATGCCAACTGCAAATCTTCAAAAATTATCAAAAGAATTTGATGAGATAGGAAACAAATTAAATAATATTGGTTCTAAAGTTGAAAGTTTAGGAAAAGCATTAACACCTTTAAGTGTTGCAACATCAGGTTTAATTGCATCAGGCATTAAATACAATGCAACTTTAGAACAACAAACTGCATTATTTACTACTTTAACAGGTAGTGCAGAACAAGCTGAAAAAGTTTTAAGTGCAATTAAGGGCGATGCGATGAAATCGCCATTTGATACTCAATCATTAATAAGTGCTAACCAATATCTTATTGCAACAGGTATGGAAGCAGATAAATCAAGAGAAGTAATTATGGCTCTTGGCGATGCAATATCAGCTACAGGTGGTGGCAATTCTGAACTTCAAAGAATGGCACAAAACTTACAACAAGTCCAAAATGTAGGTAAAGCATCATCTATGGATATGAAACAGTTTGCTATGGCAGGTATTGATATTTGGGGAATACTTGCAGATAGTACAGGTAAAACTGTTAAAGAATTGCAAGAGATGGATATATCTTTTGAAATGATTGCAGACGCCTTAACAAAAGCATCTCAAGAGGGTGGCAAATATTATGGTGCTATGGAGATGCAATCACAAACCTTAACAGGTTCAATCACAAATCTTAAAGCACAATTTAGTGAATTATTGGGCGAATTAACAGAAATGTTTTTGCCTGTTATAAAAGAAATAATTGCTAAAGTGCAAGAATGGATTGAAAAGATTAGAGGACTTGATGAAAACCAAAAGAACTTAATATCAAGAATAGCGTTAATAGTAGCGACTGCAGGACCACTATTAACGGTAGTAGGTAAACTGATAGGCAGTAGTGGTTTGGGTGGATTAGCAACAGGAATTTCAAAAATACTAAAAAGTGAAAAGTTAATTGCTTTTTTTGGAAAAGTTGCAAGTGCAGGTGGAGGTTTAAGTGGTGTTATTTCTACACTAGCACAAACATTCACAGGTTTGCTTAATCCTATAACACTAATTATTGGTGCATTAGCATTAGCGTATGCAACAAATGAAGATTTTAGAAAAACAGTAAACGAATTAGTAAAGAGTTTTTTAACAAGTTTAAAACCTGCTTTTGAAGTTATAAAAACAACAATTAATAGTGTTATTACAGTGGTCGGAAATATTATTAATGTAATTGTGCAATTAGTAAGTAAGATTGCTACTTTATTAGCGCCTTTATTAAATGCTCAACTTTCAATAATGGGCAATATTATTAGCGTAATAAGTAGTTTAGCAGCATTATTAATTAATACTTTATTCTATGCGATTAACATAGTAGTTAACATTATTTTGGAACTTGTTAATAGATTTAAATCATTATTTAGCACATTGGCAAATACAACTTTTGGTCAAGGTTTCATTAGCGTTATGCAATCAATAGGTAGTGCTATTGAAAGTGTTATTGGTTGGGTGCAAAGTGCGATTAGTTGGTTTAAGAATGCAATTGACTTCGGTAATCAATTATTAGGCATACAAAATGCTACTAACTCAAATCAACAAAGATATACACAAACAGGCAACAAAGGAAGTCTTAAAGATGGCAGAGCATTGGCGAGTGGTGGTTTTGGCGATATTCAACTAACTACTAATATACATATTGATAACACAGGTATGCCAATTGATGAGCAAGAAGTTAACCGTTGGGTTAATGCTATGACAGACAAATTAGATATAGCACTTGGAGGTAGATTATAATGCAATACAGAAAGTTTAAGCTACTTAATAGCAGAGGCGATGAATATACTTTAACAGAGAAAAACTTTAAAGTATTTGCAAATAATCCTCAAGGACTTGGTTTCTCAAAGTCAATATCAACTTTAAGATTAGGCGATGAAGAAGTATTACTTTATTCAATGGTTAATCTAGATACTATAAGTTTTGAGTTGTTGTTTTGGGACGATGATCTAGGAGAAAAATACGAGAAATATAGAGAGTTTATGAGCTTTATTTCTTTTAAACCTTTAATGCTTTACTATCAAAGACCAAACAGTTTTGATTGGTTCAGAAGAAGAATTGAGATTGTTTCTTTAGGTAAAACAGAAGTAAGTTTTGATGATAGTATGCTTCATTGTCCTTTGAATATGAAAACTTTAGGGTTTTGGGAAGATGATATTGAACATATTTTAGAAATTGAAAAAACAGAAACCGAAGAAGGTAAGATTTACCCTATAACATACCCTATAAATTATGGTAGTAATTCGTTAAGTGGCATACAAGTAATTTCTCAAGGTTTATTAGATACGCCTGTTGAAATCTATGTTAATGGTTATACAGAAAATGCTGAATGGATTATATATGACAGCAACGATACCATTTATGGTAGAACAAAGTTTATAGGAGAGTTTGATAGTATTTATGTTAATTCTAGAGAAAGTGAAGAAGATATTAAACTGTTTAAAAATGGTTTGTATTTAGATAATCCTTTGTCATATCAAGATTTGACTGTAGGCAGTCCGAACGAAATTAATATTACATTTTTAAAACTTAAAGCAGGACAATCAAAAATATCTTTCTTGCTTGGTTTAGAGTTTGAAGGCAATGTTGTTATTAAGTGGAGAAATAGGTATGTATCAGTATAGTGAATACAGACTGTTTTTTAAAAAACTAACAAGTATTGATAATAGATCAATTAGTACAAGCTTATTAAGGGTTAAATCTTTTAGTGTTAAAAGGGATTTGTTAACAAAAGCAGTATCAACTTTTGATGTTATTGCTGTGCCTGATGCTATTGAAAATGGCGATATAGTAGGTATGTATGATAATTTTGGTACTATTGTATTTTTAGGCGTTGTGCAAACAATAAGAGATAATACTGTTGAAGCAAACCAAATATACGATATTTTTGATGATAATTGGTTATGGAATAATCCTAGAAAAAGCACAATAGAAGCAACAATTAAACAAATTATAGTAAACGATTTTCAAAACTCTAACGATACATTGCTTAATACAATATTTGATGCTTTTACAATTAATACAACATCTAGCACAAACCAATACTTGTTTACAGAAGAAGAGCATTATGTTGTTAATTTTGCTAGTTATTTATATGGCATTTATGAGAAATATGGTATTCAATTGTTGTTTGATATACCGTTTGAAAATGAAACACCATCAATAGCAATAGGCATACCATCTTATTCTAAACTTACAATTAGCAATAATACATCTATCTTCAGAAACTTTACAATTACAAGAAATGTATTTGAAACAAATAAGTTAGTGGTTTATAGCGAAGAAACAGGGCAATATAGAGAAACTTGGTATGCTACAACAAGTGGCATTACTGATGATCCTAGTGCTTTGAACAGAATACCAAAGATAAAAACTAGCATTGTCTTTAGTGATGATGCTATAAACATCATAAAAGCTAGTAATTTAAGAAATCAGATTTATAACCACGAAATTACGGTAGAATTGATAGACAATAACAAATTGCTTAACTTTGAAAACTTAAAGTTAGGACAAGAAGCAGATATTTATTATAACGATGAATATTACAATTCAATTCTTACAGGTTATGAAATAAATATGACTGATAATGTACCTAGTGGTGTAATAATTCTTAAGTTTGGTTTAGTAAGATTAAGTTTAACATCAAAGTTATTCAAGAGGTTAACATAATGGAAATTAAAGGTATAACAATTCATAATACAGGCAATGATTTAAGTGCTAGAGAAATATATAAGTTGCTTGAAAAAAACAAGAATAGAAACTATTGTCATTTTCTAATAGATGAAAATGAAGTAGTTAATTGTTTTCCTATAAGTCAACCTGCATCTCATACAGGTAAAGGTTATGACTTTGGTAATATGTACACAATAGCAATTGAAATATGTAGGTCTAGAAGTGATTTAGAAACATATTTAAAAGCACAAGAAAGAGCAATTGAAAAAATAAAAGAGCTAATGGAAGAATATAACTTAACAAAAGATGATATATACTTTCATAGCGACTTTAATACAGTGCGATGTCCTCATCGCATTTATGAAATTTATAAAACGAAAGGAGATTTTATAAATGAGCATTTCATTTAAGGTTGAAAATGTTGACATTAGTGCAGTACGAGATAGAGCGATGTTTAACACCTTTGCAGGAAATCAAAGTTATGTCATTAAAGGCATTGGCGATGAGTTAGAAATAACACATTCTACTTCATCATTTGTAGTGTCAATAGGAACAGGCGAAGCAGTTATTTGTGGAGGTTCAACACTAGCAGAAGGTACAAATGAATTAACTTTGGGAGAAAATGAAAGTGGTTATATTGTTATTAGAGTTGATTTAGCACAAACAGGTGCAAATATTTGTCAATTTAAAGCAGTACCTACTTTAGTGCAAGAAGAAATAAACAATGGTGGTTATATTTATGATTTTGAATTGGCACAATATACTACTAATGGTACAGGTGTTAACACTTTTAGAGATAAGAGAGCATTGAGAGGTAATATAACTGAAGATGTTGTTAAAAGCGTTAATGGTGTTGCACCAACAAATAACAATATTACTCTAGATTATATCTCAACAATAAATAGCGTTCGTGCAAAAAGTGATAAAAACTTTGTATTAGGCGAGGGGTCTAATGCCTTGTTTATGACAAATGGTCAACCTATTGTAAGTGAAACAACATACTGCATAAGCATAACTAATAATGCTTATGAGTTTACAACTAATCTTTTAAGTGTTGTTAAAGGTCTTGCATCAGACACTTTCAAAGCAAATAGGTCAAGTCATTACAATACTTATATCAAAAATACGAATAGTGAATGTGCAGATGCACCAACTCATCATAAAACAGAAAAAGCAACTGTTTATGTTGTTAGAGATAGAGCAGGTATTAGCACATCAACTTTAAACGCAACTGCGATATGGGTTAGTTTAGAAAAAGATGGTGTTATGTTTGAAAGAAGAATTGTCAATGGTGCTTGGAGTGGCAATTGGAAGTTTGTAGGTAGTAGAGATTTATTATGGACAAATCCAAATCCAACAGACCATTTCCAACCTGCAACAATTTCTAAAGATGTTAATGAATATGACAACTTATTAATAATATTCAAAACTGATGTTGACGCATCTAATAATGCATTTAATTCAACGCAAATCGTGGCTACAGATGGTGGTCAAACATTGTGCCAAGCAATTTATCCAAGCACTAACAGTTTGATGATAGCGACTAGACTTATGCTTGTTTACGAAAAGAGCGAAATTAGATTTAGTTGGGACGGTTGGTTATGGGAAAGTCCTAATTTCACAAGGACACGAGATAATAGTTTAATGGTGCCATTATACATTTACGGTATTTAGGAGGTAATTATGATATTCAAATCAAGTAAAACTTACGATGTATTAAAGTACATCGCTTTAATCGTTCTTCCTTTGAGTGCATTAGTTTCTTCAATAGGGGAAATATGGAACATACCAATTTTAAAATATGTGTCCTTAACTTTAATCGCCATTGATACTTTTTTAGGCGCTATTATTGACCATTCTGCAAAGAAATGGCAAGAAGTAAATGCAGAGGTACTTGATCCTAAAAAAGAAGGTGTTGATTAATGCAAAAAGCAACTTTATGTTTTAGAGATTATTTAAACAAAGATTTGATTAGTGGTATTACTCAACCTTCAAATATGGGTAGTCATCAGAACTTAAACGGCGCAACGGATTTTAACGGTAGAAATGCACAAGATCAAGTTGACTTACTTGCACCTTATGATTGTGTTGTTAAAGCTATAGCAACTTATGACAATGCAATCTTTTTTGAAAGTTTAGATGATGTTGAAACACCAATAGGCATTTATAAATGTTGGTTTATGTGTGTGCATATGAATGACAACGATTTTAAACGCTATGGTATGAAAGTAGGCAGAGTATTCAAACAAGGCGAAGCGTGTTATACAGAAGGCAATAAAGGAATAGGTAGTGGTTATCACATACATATGGAACAAGGTACAGGTAGATTTGGTGGAGGTTCAAGTCCTTATTACAAATCTAATGATACTTATTACTATCAAGGCAAGAAGTATTATACTTACTACCCTGTAGTTAAAGATGGTTGGGAAATGCCTGTTTATGATATGTTTTACCTTAAAGATGTTGAAGTTGTTTGGTCATCTTATGAACAACAAAATGGTCATAAGTTTTATGAAGGAAAACGGAAAACATTAAATCAAGTTTCTTTACCAAATAATCAAGTACCACCAACAAGTGTTGGCGATAAAGAGATTAAAGAAATGCAAAAGATGATTAACGATTTACAAGCACAAGTTAAAGATTATCAGAAGAAAATTGATGAAATAAAGAAAGTGATAGGTGTTTAATATGCAAGATATAACTTTAGGACAAATAAGTGGTGCTTTAATATTCTGCATTGGTTTAATTGGTGCAGTAATAACAATGGTACATTATTTCAAAAAGATATTAGACAACACTTTTAAACCAACAAATGACAAAATTGATAATCTAGAAAAGAACTTGGCAAATAAAATAGACAAGGTAGATAAAAATGCAACGATGAATTATATAGTACGATGCTTCAACGATATTGATAGAGGCATCGTTTTAGATAGTGCAAGTAAGATGAGGTTAAAAGACCAATACGAGCATTATATAAAAGATTTAAACGGAAATACATATATTCACGATGAATACGAAAGATTAAAAAGGGAGGGTAAGCTATGAATAAATGGACTACACCAACTTTAGAAATGACAGTACCTAAAGGTTTAGATTTTGATTGGTTATTAGTAACCTTTGAACAACTAAACTATAAGATAGAAAAAATTGTTGATGCTTCTGCAGTTGTTGACAATAAGTTTTATGTAACATTTTCTCAAGAAGAAACAGGACAATTCAAAACAAACTCAAAAGTAGAGGTTCAAGTAAACATAATGAACGGTACAGAAAGACAAGCAACTTTGCCTGATGAGTTAGTTGTTACAAAAAACTTACACGATGCTTATATTGATCCTAGCACACCTTCAATTTTAGAAATAACTGAAAATGGCGAATACGATGTGTCAAAATATTCAAAAATAATTGTAAATGTAGGGGGTTAATATATGAAAAAGTGTATAACTCTGAAAGATGATACACAGCATTTACATATTGAACAAGTTGATAATGGTTGCATAAATATAAATGATAAAATACATCACTTATGTATTGAAAATACACATTTAGATTTTAAAGCTGAACTTGGATATGTAAGTGTTGATAATAGATATGCACCTTTGCCTGATAAACCACAAATTAATCATAGAGTATTAGAAGCAGGAAACAATACCTATGATTATTTAGGTGTACAAGAAAAAATAGGCGATATAACAGAACAAGATATAGATTTTATAATTTATGGAGGTTAATAGATGGCAGATAAATATTTGAATTATACAGGTTTGCAATATTATCACAATAGAATTAAGACAGAATTTGCAGATAAGAGTGAAATACCTACAAAATTAAGTGAACTACAAAATGATGGCGATGGTACACAGGGTAGTGCATATGCAACAGAGGACTATGTAGATCAAAACGGTGGCAAGATTGATAGTATATCTGTAAATGGTACTGCTCAAACTATTGACCAAAATAAAAATGTAGATTTAGCAGTTGCAAGTATGACTAAATCATCTAATACTTATACTATTGCTCAAGGTAATAACTCACTTGCTATTGAGGTTGATAGTACACAAGGCAGTGAAGCAGTATCTATAGGTGGTCTAGATGTTGCACTTGCAGATGAGATACCAACTGCTACAAGTGATTTAACAAACGATAGTGGTTTTATCACAAATGCAGTTAATGATTTAGTAAATTACTACTTAAAGAGCGAAACATATACACAAGCTGAAGTTGATAATTTAATAGGGCAAATCTCAACAGTAAGTTTTGAAATCGTGCAATCATTACCACAAACAGGGCAATCTAATATAATCTACTTACTTGCAAATAGTGGAACAACACCAAATGTCTATGATGAATATGTTTGGATCAACAACGCTTGGGAAAAGATTGGCTCAACAGCCATTGATTTATCTAACTATTGGACTTCAACAAGTGGCGAAAGTAATTCTTTAATAGCAATCACAACAGCAGAAATAGATACAATAGTAGGTGCTTAATTATGGCAGACAAGTTTTTAAATCTAACAGGCTTGTCATACCTTTGGTCAAAAATTACAAGTGCTTTAAATCTAAAAGCGAATTTAACTGATTTACCAGAAGAAGCTACCGATAGCACATTAGGAATAGTTAAAACTAATGCAGCAAAATCAATTACTCTTAATGCTGATGGGCAATTAGAAGTTGGTGGTAGAATAGGGCAATTCCCAACCACAACAGGTTTATTTGCACCTGATAATAGAGAACCTAGAATGGTTAAAGATTATTCTTTTTTAATGACTGACGCTTTGGGTATGAATATGAACGCTGACAGGTCGATGGCTCTTGTAAGTGGCTTTTCTATAACCGTTAGAAGTGCTTCGCCAGGGACTACTGTTTATTATGCAGAAAACAATTATATCAACAGAATAATTGCGAAAGTGTGCGAAACAGGTTTTGTTTCAAGAGATGAGGCTACTTCAAAAGTTGAAATGACAATTCCTGTTGTTAGTGTTCTAATCAACGGAAACACATTTATTCCTAACAGTGATGCTAATGACAGTAGTAATCCTATTGTGATTACGCTTGAAGAAAGTGCTAATCCAGACACCACAATTACACAATTAAGAATGTTTGGAAGTATGCAAAGTTATGCTTCACTTCACGTTGGAAACGGTATACGAAGTGGCTCTAGTGGTAGAAGTTTTATGTTAGGTGGAGGTCTTACCAAAGCAGGCGGTAATGACAATTGTATGATAGGACAGCAATTGTATGCTGATGGCAATGGTAATACTTTACTAGGCAGACAACACATATCAAGAAAAAATAGAGGTTTCTTTGCTGGTACTGGGCACGATGGAACAAATGCAAAGAGTGAGGGTGTAGTTGCTTTCGGTCAATGGTCAAAAATAACAAGTACAACAGGACTTTGTTATGGAAATGGAACAAGCCACACTTCACGCTCTAATTCACTTGAATTATTAAATGATGGAAGATTAAAAATAAGTGGTACACCATCAGAAGCAGATGATGTTATTACAAAAGGCTATGCTGACGCAAATTATGGCGGAGGCGGTGGTGGAGGACCAACTATTACAACTTATGGCAATGCTGATTTCACATATCAACAAGTAATTGATCCTGATACACAAGAAGTCATAAATGAATGTGTTGCTTATTCAACAGTATCAGGGAATGCGAATGAGCCAACAGCAACAAAGTATGGTAGAGTAGTCAATCTTGCAGGTGCATTTAAAAATATAAATGTTAGACCAGATAATAGTGCGTTTGATATGGGTAAAGTACCAACAGGGTGTGAGCCTTTAAAACCGCAATACATATTATCACAAGGCACATCACAATATAAGTTTATGTTAACAATTAGAACAGATGGCACTATAAATTGTAGTAGATATTCAGTTGGTTCAAGTGCTGTCGCAGTGCCAAATAACGCTTGGTTAAATATCAACGCAACATATATAAGTGCGAGTTAAATATAAAAAACATCTCTAGTCATACCTCCTTTAATTAATGTCATTTGCTAATTCGCTATTATTCATTTGTTATTCATATTAGATTAGAGATGTTTTGAGGACTAGCAATAGTCCTCTTTTTTTATGCTATAATAAAGATGTTCTCATTTCTTTAAAGAACAAAAAGAGGGTAGTAATACCCTCGTTTTTTATTGCTCTAGTTTTTTAAAGTATTCATCAACATCTTCTAAACTTTCTTCTGCTTTGCTTAATCCTTCTTCCATAATTCTAATTTGCTCTTGTAATCTCTTAACTTCCTTTGCTTTTTTCTTTTCTTTCATACTATTAGCTATATAAGAGAAAATAAGCACCATAGGAGAGAAAAGAAGAAGTAAGACAAGAATAGTAGCAGGAATATATTTTGCTTCAAATTGAGCGTTATTTGAGGGCATAAGCGAAGGTGCGAAGATGCTTAACAAGACTAAACCTAAAAACGCTAAAACAGTTAAATAAATGCAAGTTTTTTTCATATTAATACCTCTTTAAATCATTATATCATATTGCAATATATTGCATATTATACTATAATTAAATTATCAAAAAAAGGAGAAAATAATATGAATTGCGAAGTAGCTTGGCATTTAAGAGCAGATAGTAATTTTCTTTATTTCATCATTGATAATAAAGGTAGAAAAAGAAGATATTATCGATATGAAAAAGCATTACAAGATTTTGAAGAAGAAGGTGTAAAACTGTATATGTATGATAAATCTTTGTTTCCAACTAAAGCATTAATCAAGTGGAAATAGACTTATTATATAAATATTTTATAAACTAAAAAGCAACAAAAAAAGTGTAATTTGTTGCGTTTTCTACTTGCATTATGTTGCAATAAGTATTATTGTTAAGTAGAGGAAAGGAGGAAATGTGAACTATAAAGAGATAGATGAAATTAGAAAAGATGCTAATATGTCGCAAGATAAGTTTGCTGAATATCTAGAGATTTCAAAGAGAACATACAACTATCGTTTAACTCTAGACCAACCGTGGACTTTAAACGATATTATCAAAGCATCTAGTCTTAACAAAGGTAAAATAAGGGTTAAGACAAAAGAAGGCGACTATGAAATCGCAATAAAAAAAGTTGAGTTATTATAAGTTTGAAAATCGCATAACATACATTATGTGCAATAGATTGCACTAGAACATAATAAACAAACTATGATAACTCGGCAAAGTAAGTCGAGTTTTTTATTAAATTATTATAACACATTAGAAAGGAATTAATTATGAAAACACTATCTATTATTACTTATTTGCTTGTAAGTGGATTATATTTAACGCTCTTTATATTTGGCAAAGCAATATTTAAAGATGTTAAAGAAACTTGCAAGTTTTTATTTAACTTCAAAGGGGTTGGCGAAGATGACTATTAAAGATGTAGTGCTTGATCTATTACAAAAAGATATTAAATGCAGAAACAACGATAATTATTTAATTTATCAAGTCTATTTAAGATTTGGTTGGAAAACAGACTTAAGAGATATTGCTGAAGAAGGCAATAACCACTTTGAAAGCATTAGAAGGTGGAGGGCAAAATGGCAAGAAGTTAACCCTATGCTCAAACCTAGTCCAAAAGTTGAAGAATTGAGATTAATGAAAGAAATAGATTTTAAAGAAGAAATGAGGTTTTAAATGGCAATAGTAAGAACATTATTTAATGATACTGCTTGGGACAAAATTGAAATCGCAAATAAGTCTATTAAGACAATAGATGTTAAAGGTAAACCTTATGCAGAGGTTAACCAAAGAGTTAAAGCGTTTAGATTTGTTTACCCTAGAGGCAGAATTGAAACAAAGATTATAAGTTTAGATGGCGAAGTGCATAAAAGAACTGTATTAATGAGATGCGAAGTTTACGATGATCTAGGCAATTTACTTTCAACAGGTTATGCAGAAGAAAAAGAAGATAGCACATTCATCAACAAAACTAGCTTTATTGAAAATTGTGAAACAAGTTGTATAGGTAGAGCATTAGGACAAGCAGGGTTTGGTATTGATACTAGCATCGCTAGTGCTGAAGAAGTAGAAAACGCAATAGCAAATCAAGATAAGAAAGAAGATAAACCAACACAAACAAAGATTAATCAATTCTACTTATTATATTCTGCTGAAGAAATAAGAGATATATGCTCACATTATAAAGTTTCTAATCCTGAAGATTTAACAAGAAAACTAATAGATGAATATATTAAAGCACGAAAAGACAAATTGGCAGATGCTAAAGAAAAAAGAAACGAAGAAATGAAAGCAAAACCATTAAATGATAATGGAGAAAACCCATTTTATTAATGAAATCAATATTACAAGATAAGAAAATGTGCTTTATATGTGGTGCTAGTCAACCACTAGAAGAACACCACTTATTCAACGGTGCAGGATTTAGAAAGAAAAGTGAACAAGATGGTTTAAAAATCTATCTATGTAAGTATTGCCACGATAGTGTACATCTACATAGTGAACAAAGATATTTCTTAAAGAAAATAGGACAAAGAAAATATTTAGAAACACATACTTTAGAAGAGTTTATGCAACGCTATAAAAAGAATTATTTAGATGATGATGAATTAGATTTATATACTCATAAAGCTATAGAAAGGGGTAAAGATGCTACTTGATGAAAAAACTTATTTGTTTAATCCATTTGCTTTAAAAAAGATAACTGATGAAGCAATTAGTGAGCAAATAAATGAACTAGCGAATAGATATAAAAGCGATGCAGATATACCTTTTGAAATTGCACATAATATAGAAATCTATGCTAATATTCTTTATCTTTATGGCGAAATGATTGCTAGGCTTGGAGAAAGATACGCTGTTTTGGAATATGCAAATGACAAAGGGGAAATGCTTGAAACTCATAAGCAAAGAAAAAAATGGACTTCAAGCACAAGTGAAAAAGCACCAAATATAGATTATTTTAAAGCATTGGCATATGAGAAATATGAACTTGATAGACAAAGAGAGTTTAGTATAAATGCCGATTTAATAAGATTTAAAAAAGCATATGAAAGTATTGAAAACAAGATGAATGCTTTAAAGAAAAAATTAGATGCAACGAAGTTTGAGTTAGGCATAGGTAATTAATATGGCAAAGAACGATAACAAAAGATATTATTGGCTAAAGCTTAAAAAAGACTTCTTCCAACAACATCAAGTAAGAGTATTAAAGTCTTTACCAAATGGCAGATTATATGCACTTATCTATCTTGAACTACTTGCTGAAAGTTGCTCTCATAATGGCGAGTTAAGATACTCTAAACTACTGCCTTATGACATCATCACTTTAAGTGCAGTTATAGATGAAGATAAAGATAATGTTGAAAAAGCAATAGAAACATTAGTCAATTTAGAACTTATTGAGATGCTAGATGATGGCACAATCTTTATGCGAGAAATAGAGAAATTAATAGGTAGTGAAACAGGGCAAACTGCTAGAAAAAGAGATGCAAAAATACAAGAGGGTAAAATCTACCCCAAAAATACCCTAGAGAATAGATATAAGAGTAAAGATATAAGAGATAAGAGTAAAGATATTACTTACGAGGACATCATACCAATATATGATGCTTCCAAAAATCCTAAACTTGATGAAAGTAGATTTAAAGAGTTAGAGGAGAAAAGATTATGCAAGAAAACATAAATCTATTCTCATATATATTACCTAAATACAAAATCACTAAACCTATAAGACTTATAGAACTCTTTGCAGGAATTGGTAGTCAAGCTAAAGCATTAAAAAATCTAGGTGCAAACTTTGAACACTACAAAGCAATTGAAATTGATAAGTATGCAATGGCATCTTACAACGCAGTACACGGAACTAACTTTGAAACAAGCGATATTACTAAAGTAAAAGCTGAAGATTTAGAAATTGCAGAGAGAGAAATACATTTATATAATGACTTATTCGTTTCCTTGCCAAGATTTAAGTTTAGCAGGTAAACAAAGAGGTATGAGTAAAGATAGTCATACTAGAAGTGGTTTGCTTTGGGAGGTTGAAAGAATACTTGAAGAATGTAATGGTAATTTGCCTCAAGTATTATTAATGGAAAATGTACCACTTGTAATTGGAAAAAAGAATATAAAAGATTTTGATTTATGGAGAAAAAAATTAGCAAGTCTAGGTTATTCAAATTATGCTAAACTTCTTAATTCTAAAAACTATGGCATACCTCAAAACCGAAACAGATGTTTTATGGTAAGTATTCTTGGAGATTATTATTATGAGTTTCCTAAAAAGCAAAAGCTAGCGTTAAAACTTAAAGATTTGTTAGAGAACAAAGTTAATGAAAAATACTATCTTTCTGAACAAAGGATCAATTATATAACAAATATAAAAAATGAAAATCTGAAAAAGATTAAAAAAGGTAGTGTTGCAATTAGAAATAACAATAATAAAGGTTATTTGATAGCTGATAAAGGAGATGGAATTGATATATCTAGCAGAATGAAAACACATAGAGGTACTGTACAAAAAGGTTTATCACAAACTCTAGACACACAATGTAATGTAGGTATTATTGATGAGTAAAAATAGCAAATTAATTACAAATGATGGAAATATCAGAAGATATGCTAATTCAGAAGTTATAGAAGTTTTTAATCCTGAACAAATAGCATATATAGATTATGAAAATGGTTATGGACACGGAAAAAGAGTTAGTGATATTGCGTTTACTTTAACTGTGAAAGGTAGTAATGGTAGTCAAGTTTATAAACAAAAAGATTTAAGGATTAGAAAACTAACACCTAAAGAATGTCGGAGATTAATGGGTTTTGCAGATGAAGATTTTGAAAAAGCAAACGAAGTAAATAATGATAATCAGCTTTATAAACAAGCAGGTAATAGTATTGTAGTCCAAGTGTTAGAAGCAATATTTAAGGAGATGTTATGAAAATCAAAGATAAATATGATCTACGAGATTTACACGCTACCATCACACATCAAGTAAGTGGTTGTGGCAGACAAATCAAAGAAAGCAGAACAATTAATATTTTCTACAAAGAAAGAAAAATTAAAAGTATCAGAACTCAAGATGGGTTATTAAAAATCTTAATGAATTATTTAGAAAGTGAGGAACAATAATGAACTTAACAGAATTAGAACACCAATTAACAAACATTAGATTACAAGTCCAAACAATAGACAGTGCTTTATTGCGAGGCGAAATATCTTTAGATGAATACATTTCATTATTAAAAAACATACAATATCAAGTTAATGTTTTAGAAAACAAAATAATTGATATGCAGAAGGTAAATCAAGCGTGAAAACATTTATCGTAATATTTGCAACGCTAGGCATATTCATATTAAGCATTAGTTTATCTCTATGTGCATTTATTGTAGTAGCAGATAACACATACATAGGAAAAGTGATTAGAGATTATATTTTAAGCAAAATAATTGAAAGGAAAGAATAATGAACAAAGGTTTAAACGAATATACATTAAAGGAATTTAAAGAAATGGAATATTTTGATCCTAAAGAATATTTTAATGACATCATAATAGTGCCTACTGATGAAATACACGAAAGTGGTTTTAGATGTATGAAATTTGTTTTATGGAATAGCTATAAAGCAGAAATAGTAGGTGTAGTTGGTGGCGAAAGTGATGTAATACACCCTAACGGATTTTTTAATCCTATGAATTTATCAATGGACTGTTTAAGAAAAAGTAGATTATTAAGAATAATGACATATCAAAATTGTGAGGTAGATAGTTTTATAGGCAGTAGTTTTATATTTTACGGAAAAGGTTGGGACAAAAAAAATGTTCAATATACAAACTTTGCGAATGGATACAACGCTTGTATAGATGAAATATTAGGAGAACAAGATAATGAATAAAAAAATAATAATGATTATAGATGTAGAAGAAGAAAAGTTATTCACTACCGTTAATGATTTATATGACAGGATGCAGGGTTATAATACTAGATTAATTAATATGCCAAGCAAAGCAGATTTAGATTATTATAAGGAACATTTTTACGAAAAACCTATACCAAGAGAAATTAGTATTGGTGCAATAAATTATATAATAGCAAAAATAAGAAATGATGTTATTGATGAAATACTAGGAGGTAATGATAATGAAACTATCTAATAAATTAATGACTATGTTAAACAAAGAATTACTTGAACAAAGAGAAGAATTTGATAGTGTACCATTACATTTATACTTAAACTATTTTGAAGAACCTAATGACAATGAGGTATTTTTTGTAAGAATATTTGTTGAAAAAATAATTATTGATAACGAGGACAAAGAAAATGAGTAAAGCAATATTAGTTGTTGATATACCTGATGATATCTCTGTTGATGTGTTAAAAGCAGAAATCAAAGTTATGTATGATGATGAATTAATACTAACTGTTGAAAATGGCGAATTAAACGAAATGCCAGAAGAAAAATGCTACCCACCAATGCCTAGCAATGTGCCTAATACTGTTAAAACTTATTATGCTCACTTGGGTTGGAATAAATGTATTAAATACTTAAACGGGCAACAATGGATACCAATTATTGATGAATAGGAGGTAATGATGAGTAAAGAAAAATTTAGCAACATAAATAGTGAAACATTTTACGGAAGAATAACAGAAGATGGAAAGTTTGAAAAAGTTACTCCACTTGAAACCACAATAACAATGACAGTTGATGATATTAAAACAAAAGAAGTTCAAAAAGAAGAAAAAACAAAACAAGACTATGATAAGTTATTATTAAAAGTTTATTGGTTTTTAAAAGGAATTGATAATGAAACTCCATCATCAACTGTATATGATTTATTAGAAGAAATAGAGGACTATTTATGAGTAAATCCGTATTAATACTTGATACACCTAAATCTTGTGCGGTATGTCCTATGAAATTAAATCACGATAAAGAAGATTGGGTATGTGCAGTGTTAAAAGATAGTAAAAACTACAACATTAATATAGGTAAACATCTAACAAAAGGGTTAAGAAAAAGTCCTATGTGTCCTTTAATTGCCTTATCAAAATTAAGAGAAAAAGCAGATGTTAATTATATAACAACTTGGCAATTAATTAATGATTTTTCAACTTGGTTAGAAAAAAGAATAAATGTTGAAGAATATATCATAAATAACACGAAGGGAACAAGATATTCTTTAACTGCAAACGAAAGAAGAATAATATATCAAACTATCAAAGAAGCTATAGAGAATTATGGCGAAGAAGATGTTTATTTCTTATTACACGAGTTTGATGAGGGGGAAGAATAATGCAAAGATTTGAAATGATAGGTAGAGTTGGTAGTGCTATGGAATTAAGAATAACTAACTCAAATAAAAAGGTTGTAGAGTTTTCTATGGCAGATACAAAGAAACTAAAAGATAATCAAGAGATAACAACTTGGGTTAATGTGGTTGCTTGGGATTATAAAGCAGATACATTGGCAAAGTATGTTAATAAAGGCGATATGCTTTATATTGATGGCGAGTTAAGAAATCAGAAATATACCACTAAAGAAGGCATAGAAAGATATAAGACATTTATATTACTTGATGGTTTCCAATTATTACCAAATGCTAGAAAGCAGGATCAAGAAGAAAATAGTAGCTTTAAACCTCAAAATGATTATGGATTTAGTGAAGAAGAGTTAGAGTTTTACTAATGAAAAGCGTTAGATATGAGTTTCAACTTGTCAAAGATGGCAAGGTACATTATCAAGGGTTTAGACACGAGATAGCAAGATTACTACATTGTCAACGAATTGAAGTAGATGAAGCATATAAATATGACTTTGATTTACAAGGGTTTAGGGTTAAAAGAGTATTAAGCAATAGAAAGTTTGAATTGTCTATCAAAGAAGATAAACCAATAGAGGTTATATCAAACGAAGATAAGAAACTAAAGTATTTAGTTAGACATCTAGAACAATATGGCAATACAGTTTATCAGGGCAAAAGACTTAACTATTATAAGCAAGAGTTAGCAAATCTAGGCATAAAGGTAAAGTCTAGAAGAGTTAAGTATGCAGAAGATAAAAGAGAACGGTTTGTATTAGAGGTAGTTAATGATGACAGTTAAAGACATCAAAAAGGAATTAACATTATACAACGAATTAAACATTTATATCTTAAAGCTAGAAGATAAGATAGAGATACTTTATTATGATTTAGCAGATGTTAAAGCGTTAAGATATGATAAGCAAAAGGGCAATGTAAATAATGAAGAATTAAAAAGAATAAAGCAAGAATTGTCATTAAAGATAGAAATACTTGAACGAGAACTAACTAGAGTATCATTGCAGGTAGAATATCTAGACAATATATTAAATGCAATAAAAGATGATAAATTAAGAGAAGCAGTTAAAGATGTTTATATAAATGGCAAAGGATTAAGAGAGGTTGCTAATAGATTTAACTGTACACATACTACCTTAATGAATATGATAGATAATGAACTTGAAGATATTATTAACAAACTTTACCCGTAAAGCAGTTTTACGTATTAATATGGTATTGCGATAAATTGAAATAAATAGATAGTGTGTTTCTCTTTTATTAAATTCATTAATTAATCGCATCCTGAAAAAGAAAAGTGAATGTAGAGACCGCTTTTCTTTTTTTATTCAAAAATATTTCATCCCCCCACCTAAAGAGCAAATATATATGCCTTTGGGGAA